ATAGCCTCAGAGTCATACTTGAAAACATTTTGTATAGTCTTATAAACTATTTCATGCCCTTTTTTATTAAAGAAATCTTTTTGATTTGTGCCTCTCAAACCATGAGAATTGGATATGTTCTTAAAGGGCTTGGACATTATTTTTTCCCACTTCTCTGCTATAGAGCCTTTATTGTGTATACCAATGTAACTTGCAGCATAATCACCGATTGCTTGACATAAGACAGGATCATATTTAAAATCATCTTCATAGACAACTGGATCCATATCGAGAACATTGAAGTGGAAGCTTTCAGTATTCAGGTCAGTATCTGTTCCGTGTGTTTCTTCGAACTGCTTGATGTCTTGTAAAACCGGTACTAAATTTGAGGCTTGCTCAACTGATTTTGTGACTGGTGACTTGACCATCATATAAGTCATATATATCATTTCCACCAGCTCATGTGTTGTTTCAACTTTATCACCAGTAACTATATGTGTCAAATTAGAATTTAGAAGTGCCTGTGATAACCCATCGGTCCTTTTTCTAAATCTTGCAACACCTTCCGAAAATTTCTTAAAGTTACTTAATATGCTGTGTTTTAGCCAAGAGTCAAATGGTGTATAATTAAAGTATGCGAAGCTCTTGAGTACACCCTCTAATGTGCCATAATCACCCATTTGATTCACAGTTAGGTACCTGACATTATAAATAGAGCCTTCTGTTTTCCTTTTTTGATGATAAGCTAAAAATACTGGTATCATATTACCTAATGTCAAATCTTGGATCCTAGATTTAACTGACCTGGTACAGCAGGTGGCCAGATGTGAAAACATAGAATAATATATGCTCAAACCGTATTTGAGTATTTCCTCATGTATCTGTGACCATGGTGAAACAGCGTAATTTTGGTTGTTATAGACAAAGAGTGTCCAGTTGTCACCGAAGCCTAAAATGTCTTTAACATTGGGATCATAAGGTATGATTAAGCGATACGGACGTGATCTACCTGTTTTAAAAACTTTCTTTCCCCCTTTTACCATTAGCAGTGTGTTCTCAAACCCAAGATTGCTAAACATTACATGATCACTATTTGAATTGTTGACACTGAATTTTAAAAGAGTGTAACAGAACTTCTGTATGAATTCATTTGTTTTACCTAGGAAACACGTTCTATATTGTTCAGACAGATCAGTGTACTGCTCAAGCATCTTTTCCTTACTCAATTTCAGGAATTCAGGACCTATTTTAGAAGGTGAATCAAATAAATCAAATTGTGTCCTTATAGTTTTAGATACCAATTTTGTCTTGAGCCTATTCATTTGATCATTAAGCTCCCTTAATTGCTGCTCATCACAAAGCCCAAAACCTTCATAAGCGCTATTTTTGTGGTAGTGTTTGAATTCCTTATCATGGCTCTCTCTGAAAATACTGTGCTTATGAGTATGCACACGGACTGTGTCTTTGATGTGATTCTTTTTTGC